TTTGCTTAAAGTATCTTTAGAGAGAATTGTTCCTAAAGAAAAACAAGCAAGAACAATTGAAATCAAGTAAATGGAATACACACATAAACATTTACTTTAATTGATAGATAGGGTGGTGAAATATCCACCCTATATAATATATTATGAAGATTAATGAAATTTTTAGAATACCAGTTTATGAAACTCAACTAGGTTTAGATGTTGAGAAGATGAAACAATATTGTTTACTTCATCAAATAGACAATGACAGTAGAACGTTATCAAACGTAGGTGGTTATCAATCAGACAACCTTACTGGTGAGTATCCTGATTTAAATGACTTATTCATTTCACTAAACGAACACGCCAACAAATTTTCAAAACAATTACAACTAGGTAAATCTGTACTTGATAATGTATGGATTAATATTAATGGTTATAAAGATTATAACAGACCACATATACACGGACAATGTTTATTAAGTGGCGTTTACTATGTTGCCACGCCAGAAAACTGTGGCGATATTCAGTTTGAGCACCCTTCTCCGTATTTGAAAATAGAATGGAAAGATAACTATGCCAAAAACGAATACAACTCTGCTATATGGCAAATGCCAAGTAAAGCAGATACTTTATATCTTTTTCCATCTTGGTTAACTCATTGTGTAGAACCTAACTTAAATAAAAAAGAACCTAGAATATCAATTAGTTTTAATTTCGAGCTTGACAAAAGAGTGGTTTTGTGATAGGATATATGTATGTATAAATTTAAAGAAGATAAGATTTTGAATGATGTTAAAGATTATATTGATGGCACTTATGGTGGTCATTATGCACAATCACAACGTCAATCAACTGAAATCATAATCGACCAAGGACACGGCGATGGTTTCTGTATGGGTAATATATTGAAATATGCCCAACGTTATGGCAAAAAAGAAGGCAAGAATAAGAAAGACCTTATGAAAGTTATTCATTATGCTATAATACAATTGTCCCAAGACCATTACAAAGAACCTGAATTAAGGTCTGTAATGTCTGAAAAATATAATAATAATTAAGGAGATTATATAATGCAATTAAGTGAAAGTACAAAAGAGATACTTAAAAACTTTTCTGAGATTAATCCTAACTTAGTGATTACTCCTGGTAAACAATTAAAGACTATCTCTACAATGAAGAATATCCTTGCTACTGCTAATGTTAGTGAAGATTTTCCACAAGATATCGCTATCTATGACTTGAATGAGTTTTTAGGTGTGATGTCTTTATTTACAAAACCAACATTTGCTTTTGATGACAAGTCGTTATCTATTAGTGAAGAAGGTACATCAACAAAATCAAAATACTATTTTGCTGATCCGTCTATCTTAACTGTTCCACAAAAAGATGTAAAAATGCCTGAAGCAGAGGTATCGTTTACACTTACTGAAACAGATTTAACTAAAGTTAAGAAAGCGGCTGCTATGTTACAACTGCCTGATATTTCTATATCAAGTAAAGGTAGTGATATCATGTTATCAGCAATTGATAAGAAGAATGATACTGCTAATAACTTTAGTATTAAAGTTGGCGAAACAAACTCTAAGTTTGAGTTTCATTTTAAAACTGAACATTTAAAAATGTTACCTGGTGACTATAATGTTTCTATCTCATCAAAATTAATTAGTAATTTTAAACATAAATCTAAACCAATTGAATATTGGGTTGCGTTAGAGAATACAAGTAAATTTACTGGATAATTAGATGAGGTTATATTATGGAAAACTTTTTATGGGTAGAGCAATATAGACCTACCAAGATTGACGAATGTATCTTACCAACTGATATTAAGAATACATTTAAACAAATAGTTAAACAAGGTGAAATACCTAATTTATTATTATCAGGTACTGCTGGCACAGGTAAAACTACTATTGCGAAAGCATTATGTAATGAACTTGAATGTGATGTAATGATGATTAATGGTTCAGACGAAGGTCGTTCCATTGACATTGTAAGAAATCAGATTAAGAACTTTGCCAGTACAGT